TAAGTAAAGCGTCCTATCCTCTACCATCATTCGTCGAATAGGGCCTCTTGACCTATCTACCTCGTCAAAATCGGCTGGCCTAAATATGTTTAGCTGGTTAATATCGGTTCCTTGCTCATACATTCCTCCCCACCTAACCATCGCCTGATTATAAATGGTTTGGGCGTCTGGATTGATAGTCCACGCCCTTCCGTTGGAATTTACTGCGCTGGGGAAGTAGTCGTTGTAATTGGCGTCCATAAAATACTCGGTGGTAACAGAGGTGGCTGCATTACTGATAAACCACCCCCTTTCCCTATAATAGACATCACCCTCAAACCATTGAAACGTGGCGGGGTTGGCGGAGGTTTGGTCTCCAGTCTGTCCTTTATGGTATCTTACGCCTCCTTGTGTATATATATCGTACTTTTCGCCAAACTCATAAAAGAATTGCCCTTCGTCTGACACCACGGGTTTAGGAGTGTATATTTCAATGAGCTTAGTTATATCCGTAAAGGAAGCGGGAAGCGTAGAGGGCTTGGTTACTTTTAAAAACGTACCACTACCTGTATTGGGTGCAGTCATTGCCTTGGTTGCGGTACCAAGAATTTCCATATCCAACTGGAGTGAGGCCCCAGTTCCACTAACGTAAGGAACAAAATTTCCCCCTGAATAAGCTGCAATTACCCTTACCCTGTCACCCTCATTGAATTCATAGCCGGGTACAAAACCGGTGTTTTGCGTTTGTTGATAAGTAAGGTTTTGGATTCCAAAATACAAAAATCCATCACCCGGATCAAGATAATCATTGGTAACCCAGTATAAAAAGTTATTGGGTTTTAGATCGGCTCTAACCCATTGATACGAGACCGCCCAATCTGGAGGGGTGTGATTTATAGAGGCGGATACAAAAGGTACCTGTATTATATTGGATGCAACAGAAAAGACAGGAGTAGTTACCGCAAAATCATTTGTATCTATGGGATCGCCTACAAAAGATACCACTCCGTTTGTTTTTCCAAATTCATCAAAATAAACTAACCCTAATCTTTGAGGGCAATTCCACTTCCAAGAAGCTTGCGCTACCTCAGTGCCCGCGGTTGATACGCTTACAGCTACATTCGTGATAGTTCCAGCTCCCGTTGACGTAAATACCCGAAATACTCCAGAAGTGCCAAAATCATCTACTGATATGTTAGTACCCTGTATAAGGGCCTTTAGGCCAGCTACAACATCGTCTATTGTATCGCCACCAGCCGTTGTGTAGGTTACGTTTCTAGGAGATGAATCACCCGCGGTTCCGGAATTGTAAGTAAAATAAACGGTATACTGCGCACCTGCACTAATCGTACTTCCTATGATAACAATAAAAGAATTTGGTCCCGTATATGAAAAAGATATACCCGGCGTATTTGGGTTGCCTACTCCAGTAGTTACGGTGACATCCACATCTTCCCGCGCAATAGCATCATAACCTTCTGTAATACCTCCATAAATTAATGTATTACCATTTAAGAGTTCGAGCGTATTGGCAAGGTCTGGTAAGTAGCTAAAATACAAATCGGTCTCTACCGCGGGAACGGTTACATAAGCTCCGTTATTAAAAAAATTATATACGAAGGCTGAATTAGGCGGTAGTTGATATTGCTCTAGATTTATGCTATCTATTTCGAAGAAATCACTCCACGTATTGTTTACATTTACTTGACCAACAATTTCTATTGATTTACAATCCACGCCACCTGAATAAACCTCTACTTCAATGTAGTTATTTTGGGTAGCGTTATTGGATACGTTTGGAGAAAACCCATTTACTGGAAGGGCTATCTTTGATATAGGAGAAAAGGTTGATTTTTCTCCATTTTCATAAACCCATCTATAAGAAAACCTAAACAACTTCTTTCTTAGGTTATTGGTAGTAACTCTTGTGTCGCTTCCGTATTCTGTAAGGGGAGGAGTTAGTGGCGCATTTTTAGCTGCCGTTAACATATCAGATGTGAAGGGTGCGAGGGAAGATACGGTATCGACATTCAGGTACTTAGGCGGATTAACTTCGTCAGTCCAATATAATAAATTCCCTTGACCTTCGTCTCGGTACACTAGCGCCACAGAATGGACGGGATGGTTAGCGTCAAAATTTAGAACATCGGTTAAGCTATCGGTATTGCAAAGAAAAACTTTTGTAATTGTCTCGCTATCTACGTTTAATTGATAGATGCCGTGATTTCCCTGACTATTGTAATTAAAAAAGTAAATAAGTTGATTGACCTGATCAAAGTATGAACCGATGCAGATATTGTCTCCTGCTGTTGGAAGTGATGAGTTAGGAATAAGATAATTTCCCTTCACATTCTCCGCAGTTAACCCATTTTGACCTCCGTAAAAGCGCAAGTTCTTAGCGTCGATATGCTGAGGGGCGAGAATGTTCTCGGGCTTGTCATCCAAGTTCATTACCCCTGAAAATCTTTTTACGTCAATCATTTCTTATTAAGATTTTACTGCCATTCTTTGATTTACAAGGTTCCACTCATAGAGGTCGGAAAGCTTCACCGCGTCATATCTGGCGATAGCAATTCTTCTTTCGTTATAATATTCTGCTCTTCTGTCTCTTTTATCGCCAAGACTTCCCCTGCGAGAGGGTGGTAAGCTGATTAGGTCTTTCCATCTTAGATAGGCGATAACCGCCTCCTTGAACTGGATGGGTACAAAGTATTCTCCACCAGAAACGGGTGAGGCTATATACTCCAGCATCACATATTCAAATTCGTAGTATTCGTCTAGTACGATAACTCCATTTTTGTTGTCAATCTTGAACGACCCGACGAAGGGTGAGCCGCTGGGCAGTCCGTATAGGTTGCTTAGCCCGTAGCCGTTCCAGAAGTTCCACCAGACAATTCCTTGTGGGCTATAGCCTGTTACGATGGACGGGTCTTGTGTTTGGGCAAGGCGATTGGGTTGCATATCAAAGGCGGTAGTCAGGTTATTGTTAACCTGCAAGGGGATGATAGCACCTTCGTTGTTTAGGATGCCTACCTTGGTGTAGTTTAGGTAGTCTTCGGGAAGTGTTACCGTAAGGTTGGCGTTGACGGGGAGCTTGACTGACTTAACGCTATAAAAGAAGTCAAGGCCCATTTCGGTCATGGCTCTAAAAGCAAGATTCCAGCACTTAAAGTACTTGTGGTTGCCCTGCTCGGACTCTGTGAGGTAATCGGTGATTGCCTCATCTATTGTTACCCATTGTCTATTTTGTGTTGCCATATCTTCCCCTTACATTTTTATTCAGTCGCCAGTATTGCAGCGTCTTCCAACAAATAATGCCTTTCCCCTTCTACATCTACAGGTGTTCCCCAATCCTTAATTCGGTACGCCACTTGTCCGGGCTTAAGCTTCATCTTCTTTTCTCTACTACCTCTTCCCACAGCAATAATAGTAACCTTATTGCTTTCTTTTCTTGCTGATTCAGGTACAAATATGCCCCCCTCAGACAAAATATCTGGCGGGAAAGGCTTGATGAGTATTTGGTTACGTATTGGCTGCATATATAATTAGTTTACTGCTAAATCTTGACCATCGTTAGCTAAATCTTTTGGAGTCTGTTTCATAAGCAACAACTGCTGTTGCACATACTGAATGATAACAGGCATATAGTCGGAGGGAACGGTTAGTACACTATTTAGGCTTGAAGATAGTCCACCGCTCACCATTGTTACGCTGGCAGTATAGTTGCTCAAGATTAGATTGCTAATAACAAATACCTTGTCTCCCTCGCTATAGAATAAGGTCTTGCTTGGGATATGAGGCATGCTCTGAAAATACGTTTTTTGATTTTGTGTAAGGGGAATACACGGCTGTGATATCACGCCTTGGTCGTCCTTAAACTGAACGGTAGATATTCCCTCACTATATCCTATCCCTACGGGAACTTGGGGGAGGGTTATCTTCCAGAGGTTTCTTTCGTCTCTGACTGCAACCAAGTTCTTAAAAGTAGTATAAAAGCTATTGTTAACAAAGCTTATACCCTCCAGTTTTAGATTGTCTGTATAGTTTGTTCTTGCCGCTACGGCTATGCCCTGATCAATATACTGATTGACAAGCATCGGAGTAATAGAAGAATCCTCTTGGACGTATCCTCCGTAGACTTGTCTTAGAATTTGCTCTATTAGTTGCGCCCTTGTCATTTTTTAATTTATTTTATCTACTTATTTCTTCCCAGTCTATAGAAGCAAATGCGCCTTCACCTCCAGATGTTGTGCCTACAGCTACTTCAAATGTAAGCTCAAAAGCCACTCCAGTTAGCGCGTTTCTTTCTAACTGATTAGAAAACAAAGCTTCTTTGAGAATATTAAGTGAAGGAGAACCTTGGTTAGAAGAATTTACAAATCCGCTAGCCAAAATCCTACCACCAGTTGCACTACTTCCTGTAAGGTTATATTCTACAGAAGAATCGCCCGGAGCATTTAGCCAACTACCTCCAGTAGTTATAGCACCATTAACTATTCTCCATTGGTAGTTTTTACCATTACCTATTCCTAGAAAAGAAATAGCTGTTGCAATTACAATAGCATCAAGTCTTGTAGATTGAAGTCTTATACTCACAATTGGGTAATAAGTACCAGCTACAGCAAAAGTTCTTGCAGTAGTGATAGGTGTACTAATTGCTTGCTGCGATCCACGAAGTTCATATCCGCCCTCAGATATGACAGTAGAACAAATTTGTTTTAACGTGCTAGCTCCAGATGTCGCAGTTGTATTAAATACTTCACAACGAAGCGGCAATGATGCGCTTGTAATGTATGTGCTAGTGATAAGATTTGCGTGGTTAAATGTATGGCAAGTAATAAACTGCCCGTTAATAATGAATCCCATACGAACAGAACCAACACCTAGCCATTCAACGTCCATCCAATAAATCTGAGCCTTTGTCAAATCAAGCGTATATCCAGAAGCGCCTGTACCATCTAACTTATCTCCGTTCCAATTAGCTTGTAAAACAGGAGTATTTACTAAAGAGCCAGTAACGATACTTCTTTCTACAAAAGATATACTACTATTTGCTTGTTCTAAATAAAAACCATTACTGGCTCCATAATACCCAACACGCTGAGTAAGTCCTGCCTTAGGGGCATTCATTACAAATGTGTTCATTACAAGAAGCGACTTTCCCGGCTGATAAGAAAAAACTTTTATTGTTTCTCTTGTAACAGAAGATCCAGATGCTGCCGTAACATTTATATCAACAAGGCCCTGATTTGAATTAAATACGGTTGTACCGCCAGTAGCTGTTGCCGTAGACCACAAGTCATTGTCATCAAATCTATGGCTAGAATCAAATAATGTAAATGGATTAGAAACCCTTAGTCGCCCAAAAGCATCTAATTGCGTTGGGGGTATAGTCACTTCAACTGGGCTACTAATGTTAGAAGCAGCCACCAAGCTGGATATAGTTTCTGCCACGGAATATGTTTTATTTTTATATTGGATATTTGAATTCACTCCAGCGGCAATATCTATGTATTCCCAGATAGCTATATTATTTACTGGGAAGGTGTATTGTACGCCTGCGGGAATTTGTGGGTCTTTATCTATTTCAATAACAGTTGCCTGCACTTGGCTAGTTGAACCAACATTTGCTGCTGTTAATAAATCGGTAAGTGTTTCGGATACGTAAAAAACTTGAGCCTGCAACTTATTGCTTGTAACTGGGTAGTAAAAAATAGCCGCATTTACGCTTGCAAAAAGAGGAAGTGTAGCTTCTTTAATCAAGAGATCACTTGTAAGAAAAGAAACCTGAATTGGATCAACCAATGGACTTCCATCTATTTGGTAAGCAGTTGCCTGAATTTGACTTGCCATTTTCTATCCTTTATTACTGCCCTTGAAACTGAATTTGATTAGCGTATGCCGCCACATCATTGTACTGTAAATTTACGCCAATTAATCGTAATGCGCGAGCAATAATTTCCATGATTGACACATCGTCCCAGACAGGCTGCACACTATTGGCTGCGCTATAAACAGGAACGCCGTTTCCGTCAAGCGTATAGCCCCACACCATATTGGGTGGTTCTATGATATAGCTTATTCTCGCTTGACCAATGCCGAAGGGTGCAAACTGAAAGCCGTTGTTTCTCAACATATAAACAGGCCAGCTATCTATCGGGTCAATTACGCTATTGTAAATTGAGTAGAAATAGTGCTGCTGTACTTCTCTAATTCTTTCGTACCCGTAGGCACTCCACATTGCATCTGTTTGCATATAGGCCCCACCGCTTGGTAGCTGAGAGGCTGCGCTTGGGTAGGGGGAATATCCGCTACCGTCAACAGAAAGCCATGTTTCGTAAATAATCGGGGTGAGCCTCTGCCGCACCACTGCATTTTGGCCAAACTCAATGCGTGCGACAGGGCGTCCCGGTTGATACTGCTGAAAATTACCTAAAAGATAGGCGACATAGCTTTTTTGAGCTATATTAATAGAGTTGTTAAAGTCCTCTGGGCTAACGTAACCTTGTTGTAGGTTCTTGCTTACGGCATAAAGGACTATCTTGTATACATCATTAATATTGTACGCCATCTTTTATTTTTTTATGCGGTCTTTTGTAACTGATCTCTGAACGCCTCTCCGTCCTGAGAATTTGTCAGCGCCAAGTTCAGAAGATACTTTTCAGGGGTGTCCTGCTTTGACATAACGCCAATCAGACCGCCGCCGTTTGACCAGTATATCTTCCCCGGCTCCCGACCAATCTCAATCTTAGAATCAAGAATTGCTCTTTTAATCAGCCACATAATATCAATTTCTCTCGAATCTTTTGTCTTTTGGAAATAGTCTGGGTTACGTTTTGCGTATACCATATATTCCCTGCGCAGTCCATCATCAGTCTTAGGCATACCGAGGTCATCAATCAATCGTAAACCCAAGAAAGCGGAATGCTTACGCATTTTATCGGAAGGCATTTCTTTTGCAAGTATCGCCATCTCAAGCTCAAGGGCTTCTCTCTTAAAGAGTTCTTCTTGCTCTCTTGCTGGATCGTACTCGTAAAACTCAAACTGGCTTCCTGTTTTATTACTTGCACTACCTACATTATGCCTTGTAATGCGAGCAAACTCAAGGGCTGTCGTGTCCCATTCTGGGATACGCAGTATCTTGGTACCTCTCACAAACTGAAGGCTACGCAGGTTGTTTCTTACATACTCGGGTGTAATATCCTTTTGCTCTTTTACCCAAATAGTATCAACTCCTGAAAGCAGTCTGACGCGCTCCATTTTACTTGTCGCTGGATTGATAACGTCATCAATTCCCGGAACATGCACACCACCTCTTCTTGTTCTATTAATCAACTTAAAGATGTGGTACTTCACCCCTCCCTCACTTTGCTGTCTTAATTCCGTTACCAATTCTTGTTCCCCTAAAGAAAGAGCTTCTGTGTTTTTCTGTTCGCCTCTAAGCGAAAACTGAACATCTGATAATTTTGCCATTTTAATTTTAATTTAATTGTTTACCATTTAAGCTGCACGCCCCGCAATATGCGGGCGGTTTTGATTTAGAGAATCTTTGTAATAAAATTGATGGCCAGTCCTTATGGGCTTGCCGTTGTTGTACATTGCTGCACGATTGATAGTGGTTTTTGGGATAAGGAAATACTCGGATGCTTCTTGTGCTGAGGGATGCTCCCACATCTTCCCCGACACTACGGTAATAATTGCACGTTTTACGGTTTGCTGCTTTACCTCAACCTCTATTTTTAAGGGGTAATTTTCTGTTTTATTTCTAAATACATAACCTTTTGCATGGGTACGTTTTCCCGAAACAGAATTGTAAATATCCCTTGAAGAGCATTTGGTAAATTTAGTCGCTTCCGCGTAAGATTCAAATTCTCTTAAAAAAATTCCTTTATTATCGTAAACTAAAACAGGTTTAATTTTTTGAAGTCTACTTTTTTGAATACCCCATTCCGGAACCTTAATTCCATTTTGTTTATTGTATTCAGAAACTTCTTTAGATTTTCTGGCCTTAAATTCTTCAGTATGATGTTTCCCGTAAAAAGGATTACCATTTCCAGTAAACCTTTTAGCTTGCTTTTCCCTTCTTTTAATATCGTGCATCCAAGAACCATTGTTTCCATCGCCACCTTTTGTCATATTCAATCCTCTTGGATATTCATAACAATAGGTTTTATAAAAGGCAATCCAGTAAATTTCCCTTTCATCCAATAAGCAATCCTCAACCTTTTCAATCACTTCTAAAATGTGAGCATCCCAACTATACTTTCTTAAGCTATTGTGCAGCTTAATCTCCTTTCTGTTCTTCTTTATATCACACTTATAGGAATTAATTCTCTTGCGCAAATTTTGCGTTTGACCTATATAAAGGCGGCCAGAAGGACTTGATATTTTATAGATTACTCCCATTTTTTTTAAAGAGGGAGGCAGGTTTCCCTACCTCCCCTTTTTGTTTAAGTATCGCTTCTAACTAATTGAAATTAAGAAGCTTGTACGATGACGAACTGGTTCGCGGCTGCAACTCTTGAGCCCCGATAGGTGATCATCTCCACGTTATCGTTCATCTGGCCAGTGGTTGGATTCTGAGAACCACCACCCCATTGCCAAACACGAATACCGTTACCAATAGTACCACCCTTAGGGGGTTGTTGGTACATGATTGTAATGTTCTTGTAGAGCTTGCTCGCGTCTTTAGCGTCGCGAGTTTCTCCTTGAGGACAGATCATTCCGAAGTTACGGAAGAAGTCTGTGTTAGGAGTTACTCCAGTCAAGAATTCGGTATTGAATGGACGATACTTCTTCACTTTGAAGTGGTAGCCATCGATTTGGATTGATTTACAACCGT